CACTATGCCCCGTAGTAATGAAGTCTTTAATATGAAAGAAGTACCAGTGACACCCTGTAAGCAGGTGTGCAATTACGCATCACACCTGGGTATCTGTCTGACTTGCAGGAGAACTAAGGAAGATCTATACCTGTGGTCTACCATGACCAATCAACAACGCATCAACCGCATGAAGGAGATTGAAGATGAAAGTGTACCTAAGTAACTACCGTGAACACTGGTTCTCACCCTACCCCCTTGTAACTAAGATCTTTAGAACAGATGATTGGGATGATCCCCGTGTTGAGAAATGGGTAGCCCGTCTTGAGCCTATCTCTGTAGCTATAGAGAAGGTACTAGACTTTATTCACCCACGCATTAAGTACATAAAGATTGACAAGTACGACACCTGGAACATGGCAGAAACCCTGGGTGATATCATCCTGCCTATGCTCAAGCAGTTAAAAGGAACTACACATGGCGCACCAATGGTAGATAACCATGATGTACCAATGGATCTGTGGAACACGGACCCTGCCAGTGAGACAGGCGAGACAGACGCTAACTATTTCAAACGGTGGGATTATGCATTGGATGAAATGATCTGGGCCTTTGAACAGATTACAGACGAGGATAACGATGCACAGTTTCACTCAGGTGAGGCTGACTACATCCGCACGCCCATTGAAGTAGCTGGAGAGAAGATGGTTGAACTTGTACCTGGGCCTAACCATACCGCACAGTTTGACACGGAAGGATACATGGCACACCATGCTCGTATTCGGAATGGCACTTACCTGTTCGGTAAATACTATCGTAACCTCTGGGACTAACCATGAACGCAGGACAGTTTGTAGATAAGCTAGACCTACAAGAGGGGCAGACATACAGAGGTAACTGCCCTGTCTGCGGTAGACGCAATACATTTACAGCTACCAATGACATGGGCAATCTGGTATGGAACTGCTATGCTAATAGCTGCAAGGTATCTGGAGGCAAACGAGTGAACCTATCTGCTGAAACCATACAGAAACTTCTACGCAAGGAGAGCATAGAGGATACAGATGAACCCTTTCACTTCCCTGCCTATGTCGTAGTGAACCACAATGCTAAAGTAATTCTTGATCTGTGTCAGAAGTACCAGATTAATTCAGCAGGCTTAGACCTACGGCTAGACATCAAGGAAGAACGGGTAGTCTTTCCTGTCTACCAGAATGGTTTGATAGTTGATGCCATAGGGAGGGGTACATACAACAGCCCTGCCCCTAAGTGGAAGCGATATGGCAAGGCTAGGACAGCCTATGTGGTAGGCACTGGCGATGTTGCTGTGGTAGTGGAGGATGCTATCTCTGCCGCTGTAGTGGCTACCCTTGGTGGCACTGGCTTTGCCCTGCTAGGCACACAGATGCTACCTGAACATGTGGCAATGCTGAGACAGTACAGCTTTGTAATCGTAGCACTAGACCCAGATGCCAGGGATAAAACTATTAGCTACAAGAACGGGTTGTTCTCAGAAGGTATTGACTCCTTCGCCATGAACCTCTATGATGATATCAAGTATCGCCAGGAAGAAGACATCGCAACCTTAACTAAACTCATAGGACTATATGGAACACGCACTTCTAGCATCGCTGCTTGATAAAGATTTCTACGATGAGACAAGGGGCAATCGTTGCCCTGAGAAGATCTTCAGTCGGGATATGCGTAAGGTCAAGTCTGTTATTGACAAGGCAATGGATACCTACCAACGGGATCTATCCCTGGAGGAGGTCAAGGCTTTGTTCTATGCAGACAACCCTACCCTGACTACCTCACAGAAACAGTCATATGATCTACAGTTCCAGAAGATCAAGACTGCTGATAGACTAGGCTCTGATGTAGCTACAGAAGTTCTAAGCAATATGTTTCGACAGGTAGTAGGTGAAGAGGTAGCTAACCTGGGGTTTCAGTATGTCAATGGTGAGCAGCACAGCATGGAACCCCTGCGGAATCTGCTTGAGCAGTACCAGGATGACTTCACCCCTAGCATCCGCATTAACTATGTCGATAACTCCATTGACCATCTGATACATGCAGCTTCCAACAGTACCAAGTGGCAGTTCAATGTCCACAGCCTGCACACTTCAGTGCAAGGGCTGGACAGTGGGATGCTGTTTGTGATTGGTGCTAGGTCTAATGTGGGTAAGTCTTCCTTCCATGCCAGCATCTGTGCTGCTCCGAATGGATGGGCACACCAGGGTGCTAAGATCATTGTGCTGTGTAACGAAGAGAAACCTGAGCGGGTGGCTAGCCGGTACATGACAGCAGCTACAGGCATGACCATGCCACAGATTGTAGCCAACAAGACACAGGCACACAGGCTGTACGATCCTGTCAAGGACAACATCAAGTTCATTGATGCTACCGGCAAGGGTATGCCCTGGGTTGAGTCTGTTGTCAAGAGTATTAAACCTGACATAGTCGTGCTAGATATCGGTAGTAAGTTTGCAGAGGATGGTGCAGCTACCAATAACCATGAGACACTGAAGGCCAATGCAATCTATGCCCGTAACCTGGGCAAGATGTATGGTTGTCTTGTGGTGTACTGCACACAGCTATCGGCTGAAGCTGAAGGCAAGGTGATCCTGTCACAGTCCATGATCGAAGGCAGTAAGACTGGACTGGCAGGCGAGTCAGACCTTATGATTCTGATTGCAAGGAACCCACCTCTTCAGGATCAAACGGATGACGATGGTTTGCGTTATCTAAACATTACAAAGAATAAGATTACCGGCGTACACAGAATAGTCAACTGTGAGTTTGACTACCACACCGGCGTATACTCATCGTGAAGACCCTGATATTAGACATAGAGAATACAGTATCGAATCGAAACGGCAGGAAGCACCTAGATCCCTTTGAACCAGAGAACACCCTGGTTATGATTGGGTGTAAGTGGTTGGATAAAGAGGTGTGCATCTACACCTTTGACCATGCAGAGGTTACGAATTCGTCGGAGGTTATCAACGAGTACCGACAAACTGTACAGTCTGTACTGGATGAGGCTGACCTGCTAGTGGGACACAACCTGTCTCACGATCTGGTCTGGCTGTGGGAGTCTGGCTTTCAGTACGAAGGTATGGTGTTCGACACCATGCTAGGTGAGTATGTCCTACTGCGTGGGCAGAACCTGCCGCTAGACCTGGGTTCTGTAGCTGAAAGATATGGCACTGTCCAGAAGCAAGATACGCTGAAGGAATACTTTAAGAAAGGATATAGTACCCGTGACATACCCCTCATGGAGTTGCAGGAGTATCTCGTTCACGACCTCCATGCGACCCAGGGAATATTTGAGGCGCTATCTCTTAGACTGCAGACAGTGCAGGATGCGGGTCTACAAAAGACAATTGAATTAACCAATAAGGTTAGTGTTGTTCTGTCCCGTATTTACCAGACAGGATTCAAGGTAGACCGGGATGAACTGGAGCGGGTACGCACAGAGTTTGAGAAGGAGAAGGCAGACCTTGACCGTACTCTCCATGAGTATGTTCGCACCCTCATGGGTGATACGCCTATCAATCTCAACAGCCCTGAGCAGTTGTCATGGATTGTCTTTTCCCGTAAGCCAAAGAACAAAGCTGCCTGGGCTGCAGCCTACACACCCTACATGTCTGATCCAGAGTTTAAGGATCTTGTCAAGAGACATTTCGATACGCTGTACAAAACCCAAGCAGTAAAGTGTGCTGTATGTAACGGCACTGGTTCGATACAGAAGGTGAAGAAGGATGGCTCGTTATTTAAAAAGAGTACAAAGTGCATTGGTTGCAATGGTGGTTATAACTTCGTACCCACGAAAGAGATTGCTGGTCTTAAGTTCTCGCCGCCTTCTGTTAAGTGGGCCAGTGCCAACGGATTCGGAACTGACAAAGGGAACCTGGAGATACTGGAAAGGACTGCCACCCATAAGGGTATGGAAGAAGCCAGCAAGTTCTTAGGTGGACTACGCAGGCTGTCTGCCCTGGATAGTTACCTGAGTTCTTTTGTTGGCGGTATCTCTGATTACCTTAAACCCTCTGGCCTGCTACATGCCAAGCTGAACCAGCACATTACAGCTACAGCTAGATTCTCTGGTGCTAATCCAAACTTCCAGAACTTCCCACGGGGAAAGACCTTTCCGATAAAGCGGGTATTCATATCCCGGTGGGAGGGTGGCAAGATCATGGAGGCAGACTTTGCACAGCTAGAGTTTCGGGTAGCTGCATTCCTTAGCCAAGATCCTGTAGCTATGAAGGAAGTAAGTGAAGGGTTCGATGTCCACAGCTACACCGCTAGGATTATCACAGAGGCAGGGCAGGAGACTTCCAGGCAAGTAGCTAAGACCCATACCTTTGCCCCTCTGTACGGGGCT